ACAGCATCGTGTTGTACTCGGACACAGGATCCTTCTGACCAAGAGTAGTCAGAGAGTTCTCAATATACCAACCACCAGGACCTTGGAATGCGTGACTGTAGAGTTTCACGAAGGGAAGGTCTTCACCATTAGGGGCGGGGAGGAAACGAATAACGGCATAACCGTTGCCGCTCTTATCACATTCAAGTTTCCACAGGCGCTCATCGCCACTGGAACCGCCATTGTTATTCATCTTTTCGACTTCCTTGACCAGTTTCGCGGTCAGGGAGCCAAGCTTGGATTGCTTCTTAAGGTCTGCGAAAGACATTTGGATTACCTCGGATTAATTTGGATTCGGGGGATTTACTCGGATAGTATAGCAAGGATGCCCTCAGTCGTCAAGATAGTTCTTGAGGGATTCGATTGTTTCATTCATACTGTCGAATAAAGTTTGCATGTCTGTGTCTGGTGGGAATCCCATCAGGGCAACCGACTTGCGAAGGTTCTCTTTCATCTCAACCGCTTGAGGGTCGTCTGAAAGAGATAACCTAGTATACATGATCCTTTGCTTTTCTAGCAAGGTCTGTAACTTCTCAACATGTTCCATTTTGGTCTCATTGGACATCGTGCCGAAAGTGAGAATACTTCCGTAGATTTCTTCTTGAAGAATATTGATTTCTTCAAGTTCATCTTGAATAATATCAGATTTAAAAAATTCACTCATTTACAATGTCCCTTAAGATTTTTTTATAATGAAACATATCAATATTTAGAAAGGGAGAATACTTCTTCAATTTCAAACTTACGGATTCCCACACTGGATCAGTCAACTTCTTATCGAAGTTTTTTGAAAAATGGAATACTTTGTCGAAGATTGTTAATGTTTCTAGCGATACGTTCCCGCTTAGAAACCTTTTGAGTATCAGCGGGTGACCTTTGGTACAGTTGAACAAACTCTCTAACTCGTTCTCCGATAACAATTCGCTGCTTTGCTCTTTGAACAAGTACGTCAAACTCTGTTGGCGTCTCATCCACTCGGAATAGTTTCTTTCGCCAGAATTGATAATTTCTCCAATCCATAAGTTTTGCGGGTTGTCGGTGGCGGTGAAATTGGATACTAAAAAATCTACGACTTCTTTATCAGAATACTTGCGGGAAGTCTTTTCGAACCAGTACTTGTCCTTTCGTTTGTTGAAGGACGTTACACTAGCACGGGTCTTCGCACCGTATTTAAAGAAGTCGTATTTGGGATTTGTGAAATGATTTTTTAGTGACAGATAATGTTGATAAGTTTCAAAGGGTGTCACGGTCATAGAGGAAGTTTTGCTCTTGAAGTGCGTTTCATGAAGTTGAGACGAGTTGCGTCCCACTTAAGACGCTCTTTCAATGGTTTTGAAATGAGCTTCGTTACCGATTCTACCTCAAGATTATTGATTTCGCAATAGTGACAAATCGCATCAATGTAGTTGAAGTTTTCTTCAATTACAATTTTCTCAATTTCAAGGGCGAATTTAGAAGGAGTCAGAAACTTACTTTCTATTGCTTGTTCTAGTTCTTTGTTATTTTCCATAGAGTTCCAGTTTATCTCTAACAAACTTTCTAATGTATTCGCTGAGTAGTTTGATGTACTTTGATTTGTCTCGTTCTTCATAGACGACGCATTCTCCATTTTCACAAGCCATGATGATTACAAGTTTTTTGACTGAAATACCAGTCAGTTCGTACAGCATACAACCATATGCCATGCACTGTACAAAATAGTGTTCAATCCACTCACGTGGTTTGGGTTTTTTAGAAGTTTTAAAGTCGATTATAGCCAACTCACCGTCATATTCAGCGATGCAGTCAACTGTCCCAGCAATACCTAGTTGCTTACTATATAGGGACCCTTCAAGGGTGTAAATATTATTTATACGATTTAGGTTCTGTTTAGCAATCTTAAAAAGAAAATCTGAGATAGGTTGCACCTTTGGTAGGTCTTCATTCTTCAGATGATGTTCTACCAAAGTATGCATGTCCGTACCACGACTTGTTGCAGCCTTCGTAATACGATCTGCCTCTTCATTACCAACTTTCTTTCGCCAGTTGATAAAGATCTCCTTATTAAAATGACTGGTCACCGAAGTGATGGAGACCAGTCGGAGGAGTTCTTCGTCATCGGGTACTTTGTAATACCTTACACCATCAATAGTCTCCCTTTCAAGAGAAGGGAGACTAATATCAACATGATCAAACATTAAAAACCTGCTTCCATTTTTGCGAGAATGTACTCTTTAACAAGTCCAGAGCGGACGATATCATCGACCCCAAATTCAATTATATCAAAAGAAGGCATTTTACGCAACACACTCATAAAGTCATGAATACCATTACGCTCATTTGACTTCTGTAAGTCAGACTGGACAGCATCACCACAGAAACAGATCCTAGTATTTTCACCAACACGGGTGATAATAGAGTCCAGTTCGTGGAAGTTAAGGTTCTGATATTCATCCACAATGATAATAGAGTTATCAAGAGTGGTTCCACGAAGGAATGAAGTAGACCAGAACTTGATAGTTTCTTGTGACTTAAGGTTACCATAGAGCATCTCAAAGTCAGCATCAGAAGGCATTTGGAACATATACTTCACCATATTCTTATATGGAATTTGGTAGATGTCTGCCTTATCTTCATGTGAACCAGGGAGGAAACCAATCTCTCTGGTTGCTACAAGGGAGCGTACAAGGTAGATACGCTCATAGGGAGTTCTCTCATCAAGAACGTCTTGGAGGGCGTTGTAGAGTGTGATAAAGGTCTTACCTGTACCAGCACATCCATAAGCAACAATGTGCTTACCTTCTTTGTATGAGTCAAATAAACGGGTCTGGTTGTCTGTAAGTGGATCAATATCCACCATGTACTCTGAACTGAGCGGTTTCTTCCGCTTCATCTGCTTTGCCGTGAGTCCAACCCCGATTGGTTGCTCTGCAGATGCTCTCTTTCTTCTTGCCATTTAGATTTTCTTAACTCGTGAACCAGGCATTTTCTGTGCTCGATGAAGCACATCGTTCCATCCAGGATTCTTCTTTCTGAGTTTGTCCTTCCACTCACCCACTTCACCAGGTTGTGGGCAGGTAGAAGGATCAGACCAGTCTCGAATCCATTCTGGGTTTTCCGCTTTCCACTGGTCCCATTCGTTGACGCTCATCGTCACTTCTTTTTGTTCACCAGTGGATGTATTTACAACAGGATAAGTCGCCATAGAATTATGTTTTCAAGTAATGATATTTAGACCCACTCCAGTGCTTCTGCCACTGTGGGAAACTGTTCGGCAAAGATTTGCTTACATGCCTCTGCGATCTCCATATGCTCCTTCTGGGTGCCATTAGCAGAACGCAGTTGGATATAGTGAATCCACGAACGGCAGGAACCGGACATATAGAGTCGGGTAGGAGTTGCCAGAGGAAGCACAAAACGAGCACACTCTTTTGCGACTCCATTATCAAGCAGGTGCTGATACAAACTCATACCTTGAGCAAAGTAAGTCTCAATCTGCTTGTTAGTCAGTTCCACGAACTCTGGATCCAAGTCGTCAATAGAATTCTGGCGATTCTTGGTATCTTGACGACGAAGTTCTGGGACTGGGATCGTCTCCGCGAGTAGGGAAGAATCAGCATAGCGTTGCGAAAATTCTTGATATGTGAAACTACGGTGACGCAAAATTTGAGCTGCGAGACCACGAGTAGTCTCAATCTCCAGAGTCATGAAACTCTGCTCAAACACAGACCAGTGGTTGTGCTTAATACAATACCCCAACAACTTAGCATAGTTGGGGTTTTCCTGGTTGTTGGGGTTAGAAACACGGGCGACATACGCCATGTTCTTCTCCGCATCAGGAGTTACACTGACCAGTTTTACACTCATTTACCAAATCCTTTTGAAAGTTTCTTATCCAAGTCTGAGAGTTCTTGTTCCAGGATCCTCAGTTGTCCTTTCATCTCTACCAACTGATCATCAGTATAGAGATGTTCTTGTTTGATGAGACGTTTTAGTAGTTTCATCATCCTACGTGCTCTACTAGTCGGGGTATCCATCATCATCATCAAAAATTTCGTCGTAATCGTGCAAACCTGTCTTTACCTCTTCATAATTGAGGTAACTTTGAGCATCAGAGTACACTTCTGCCTTGAGTGAGTCTACTAGGAGTTCCAGGTTGCGAACAAGCAGTTTGAGTTTCTCTTTGTCCATTGGGGTAGTATCCACTCCTACTATTTTACATAAAAAAAGAGAGGGCGTCAACCCTCTCTCATCACTTATCTAATAGTATCACTTCCGCATATATCAAAAGGATAAATGCTGTTGAACCGAAAACGATTCCACTGATTAGAGGAATCATTTCTTTACTCCACAGTGACCTATTGAGCAGAGAGCAGCTTTATGCTGTCTCTCTTCTTTCTGCTTTTGCAGTTTGATAAGTTGTAGAACGTTAAGTTTTTGCATCACTTACCTCCTACCATAGCGGACTTGTGTCCTTGCTCATTAACGTAGAACTTTACACCACGGTAAACTTCTACATGAGCGGGAGGTTGATCTGCTTGATTAGGGCGGCTCTCGGTATTGTAGACAACACCACGATAAGTAACTTGAGACATGAGAATACTCCAAAGAAATGAGATTGTTAAATCCCGTTCCTTCGGGCGGCGTTTGCGTCCCTTATGGGATGAACGATCCGTTCCGCGTCGTCCTACTTGCGTCCTATTCTTTTACCTCTGGAAAGCAGGCAGGATCGGTTCCTTCTGCATATCTAGCGATGAATTCTATTTTCTCCCATACAGTGAGAATCTTAGAACTCATGGTCCTTCCCGCCAACCATTCATATTGCTCACAAGTGAGAAGTAGTTTTGGTTCTGGTTGAGACAGTGCTAGCAGTAAAGGTAAAATCATAAGATGAACGTAAGGGTATTATACCCCCGATGCAAGTATTTATCAAGTGAGTTTTGTAAAATGTGATACAAAACCTTACAGACTAAAAATTTTGCCGGGTTTTTTTCCGACGATTATGGAAACTACTTCCGCTTTTTGGATTCGGATGGTTTGTAACCCCACATCTTAGGGTTGACTGTTCCCTCAGTCCATTCCATTCCTCTAAAGTCACGATACTTGTCCCAATATTGATCAAAGATATCTGATTGAAGACCCTGAACAATGTCGTGCTTTTGTTCGTTGTTATCACCATAGGTTACTAGATAAGAGTCCCGTGGGAGACTCCTATCATTAGCAGCTTCTGGTTGACAGTTTACATAAATGATGTTAATGCCTTTTCCCATTACGAACGGTTACCCCATTGAATATCAGGATATGCCTCAGCGACAACATCCTGAGTAAGATTGTATTTGTCGGATAGTTTCTTATCCTTAACAAGACAAACAATCTCTGCTTCAAGTGGATGCAAACCTTGGAGAAGGTTGATGAACATGCTTTCTTTACGCATCTTGTTCATACCATCATTACCACCCTTAACAAAGAAGTAGAAGTTCTTTGCCTCTTTACGAATAGTAGTTCTACCCTGCTGGTCAGTTACTCCCATGGAGAACGAACCAGTCTCATACATTCTACGTGTTTCTTCCGTGATTCGGGTAGAAAGTGTACCAGAGTTTACAGTTTGTTCGTCATAAGAAGAGTATGGAACATCTCCTTCTGGGAGAACGCTCACAACACTCTCATCAAAGTTCCAAACGAAGAGGATCTTAAGAGACATATCCTCATACTTTTTCAGAACTTCGACCTTCTTTGCTTTGCTGCGCTGTTTTGAAACAAGGTCAAGAACTTCAAAAGTCAAGGGGTTCTTAGGAAGTTCCAATGAAGTGGAAACCTTTACCGTCCTTGGCTTTTTGGTTGTATCACTCGTCGATGTCTTCTTCGTCGTTGCTTTCGTAGTCATGATAGTTTTCAAAGTTAAATGCGATCACCTCATCTGGAATCAGGTTACCCTGATTATCAAACATTTCGGGGTGAGGTCTTGGAATCTCCCGATAGTTCATCATGTATTCTCGTGCAACCCAACCTCCTATAAGTCCCACAATAAGAAACAATACGGTCATGAATGAACCAAAAACTAGACTAACTGCTAACATTTCTTTTGCCTCGGGAAACTACTATTCTTTTCCTTGACTTAAAGGAAAATTCAAAATAGATGGTAACTTCCCTGTTAAGAAAGCAAACCATCTTCTCAAAGATGATGTGGAATGGTTGCGTTTGCTTTCTCTTACCTCCATTAAGCAGTAAATCAACACCACGGTTTACGTGGCTCTTGTGTTTATTTATGTTAGGACTTGATGACTTGTTGCTCCCTGAGGAATCTGATTGTGTCAACTGAACCTCCTAACTTTTTACCATCACAAACAACCTGTGGGAAGGTTGAACCTTGACCAAATTCAGAGTAAAACCCCTCTTTAGTAAAGTCTTGACCTAGAGTATACACGACAAACTGTGAACCTGTCAACTCTAAAACTTGTTTTACCTTAACACAATAAGGACAGTTGTCCTTCGAATAAACTGTAAAATTCATTAGTCGAAAAAGAAAATGTGGAAAAGTCTTGAGTCTTCTTTGGTCTGACCAAAGTATTTTGATGCTGCGTGAATGTTTTGAGCATCAAAGATGAATAGTCTGTTGAACACATTACCAATAGAGTCAACTAGTTCAAACTTGGTTTCATCATAAAAACCGCCAGCAAACACATCATCTGTAAAGTTGGGGTCACTTGTTCTCCTAGCACCATTCTTACTAGCGAAAAGAGAAGTTCCAGTACAATAAGGAGCATCTGGGTTGAGGTATATCATAGCCGCCCAAGTTTGCCCATCATTATGATAAACAAGAGAGTCCTGAGCAGTACAATATTGGAAACGACCACACATACCATGTGATTCCCATTCACGGATTTTGATACCCATGATTCTCTCAAATGCTTCCTTTGTACCAGGAACAAAGTATTGGTCAAGACTACGACTGCCTTTGAAATACTCAATCTCAGGTTTGAATTCTTGCTTGAGAGCATACTCCCTGACGGCATATGGGTCGGAATAGAAGTTATCCACGACCCACACGGTTTTATTTGGTTGTCTGTTAATAGTTGATGGAACTATCTTTATCATCGTACCTCCATATCCCAGGATGTAATCATTCGGAGTTTATTGGTCTTCATACCATCAGCATAATGTAGCATAGCACTTGGCCAAATATATATCACTCCTGGTTTGGGGTCTGGGAGAACCCCCAACATGGTCTTATCATCAACTGGGTCATTCCAAGGTCCAATAAACTTAGTTGGTTCATGAACCTTTGGGTCATACTCAAGGTACATAATACCAGTGTAACCAGTTGAGCTATGGTTGTGAGGACAATGGTTTTCACTCTTCTTTGTATACTTAAGAGTCCAGATATCCTTAACTTTCAGATACTGAAGTTGAGCATCTTTCTTGAACTGGTCTAGTTCCTCTGAGAAGATACTCTCAAAGTCAAGAGAATACCTATTCTTTTCAGAATGCCTATCAGTCTGAAAGTCATTCAACCCATAATAGTCAAACTTATTCCTATTGATTCTGGAAAGAAGTGCTTGCTTCTTTCTGTCCCACTCATTCACCTCATAATAAAACAGAGGGACATAAAACAATAAACTCATCATGACATTAAATCCATAGAGTTCCAAGAGATGTTACCAGAGATAGAAACCCTCTGCTCATCACATTCATAGAAAGGATAAACTTGGTGACGCAACTGTGCTGGGAAAACAAGTATCCAACCTTCCTGAAAGTCACCCATCTGGATACGATAGTCTTGGTGGTTACCTAACATATCAGAATATGTAAACTGAAAGTCTGATGCCGAAGGTGCGTTGGAGTTAGCACAAATGGGTAGAGCATGTTGTTGCTCATGGTGAGTTGGAATCTTCATCCAAACCACAAAAGAAACAAGACCACTGTGGTTGTGAATAGGGTTGAACTCATGCTTGTTCTGGAAGTTGACCCAGAAACGGTTCATTACAAGTGACTTAGAGTTTATTGTGTTGTGACGTTGAACCCAAGTCACACTGTGAGCATGGTTCACATACAAGTCGGCAATAGGACCAACAACATACCTCATGAAGTAGTCATCTTCATCAACTAGAAGAAGACTTGTATCAATGTTACCAGCAAGACCTTCATTATAGTTTTCCTTTGCTTTATCTACATATCCCCAAAGACGATCCATGATGTCTTGTGGAAGTTTCGTCTGATATATTGGGATATTAGGTAGAAGAAAGTTAGACCATTCAAGTTTTTTATCTTCTTTATCGGTCGTTGGCATGATGTACAAATGGTCCTTGTGCGTTTACATAGTGTAAGAAGATTTGGTGATGATAAGTATCATCCTCCTGCTTCCTGAAGGTCCTCCAGAGGTTCTGTACCTTATTGTACTTGGACTCTAGTGGGTCACGCCAATGCTCACGTTCACAACCCTTGTAGACGGCAGCATCACCGTTCTTCATCAGAACATATGACTCAGAACCATCAGGTCGTTCAAACCAAATAGGCCAAGGTTTATTAGAGTTCGTGCTGATCTGAAGTGTTACACTCACTTCACAAGCAGGTCGGTCACTGTGACGCTTCAGTTGCTGACCGACATAATAGAAACGGTCATAGAAGTAAGTGGGGAGCAAGTCCATCCCAAGACGCTTCTCTACTTCCTTACGAACAAGAAAGTGAAGTTGCTTGTAAAAAGGAACATTATATCGAGCAAGAGAACCTTGAACTTGCTTTTCATCTGGAACGTAATTAACTTTGTCCTTACGAACATAGTTCATTTGACCAGTCAGACGCTTACCGTTCTCATCCAGAGGAGGAGCACAGTACATATTGTCTGGGTCAGCAACTAGTGCTGGAAGGAACAAGTATCCATTCTTTTCGAATGACTCGTTCTGCGACATGTTAGTGGTGGTTTGGGTAGCACACTTCTGATACCCATCCTCATAAACACCACCAGTTGATACATACTCCTTCTGTTTCATCACTTCCACCTCGGACCAACACACCAACCAACAAGACTCTTACGCAAACCAGACTTGACCTTACGGACACGGTGCTTGGTGCGTGAGTCAAAGACCATCAGAGTTCCACGCTGCTTAGGAGCAAAGTAGGTCTTACCACCATTATCAAGGAACTGAACCTCACCACCAGTGTAGTCTGTGGCGTCAGAGAGTTGTAGAGCAAACGACAGTTTCCTCACACACTCACCCTGTAAAGTCACTTGGTCTTGACTCATGTTTGTTCCAGAACTAGGAGTCAGTTGAGGTTTGTAGAAGGTATCAATGTCTGCGTCTTGGTGCCAGTTATAGAACTGCCCTGGACCATACTGCGTATATTGAATACTACAACCATCAATGTCCGTGAGATCATAACAGAAGTTCTCGCGGTTTACCCTATCAATATAATACCACAACCAACCACCAATCCAGTTGGAAGTTGGAATCCACAGGTTCTTGCTATTACGAATAACCTTATCCACTTGTGCTCCCATGATCTGAGAGTCTTGAGCGTGCTCGTCGTGCTTTTGGAGGTCTTTCTCAATAATTTCTACAATCTCAGTCGGCAACTCGGTCATGTGCCAACATGTTAAAAAAGCCATAAAAGGATAATATTCTTCAGTCCCATTATATATGAGAACTGAAAGATAGTCAATAAAAAACCCCCTTACGGGGGTGGAGTCTTATTCAGCAGGTGCTTCGGGGGTTGTTAATACCCAACCAGTCGTATTGTCTGCCTGATATGCTGCTTCGTCCCAGGTGTAATAGGAACGTGCTTCGATCTGCTCTTCCGTCAGTTCTGGTTGTGCGATAGGAGCATCCCACATACCAGTTGTGGTATTCAGAGTCCAGGAGTCATGTCCCTCTGGTTTTGCTGGGTGGAAGATATCATGCTCGGAGTTATAATACCATCCGATACCAGGATAGTTAGCACGGAAAGGTGTACCACCTTCTCTGTGAACTCCACCAGAAGTGTTGTATGAGCACTTCTTCCAGTTCTCATGACCATGGTGCTTCACTAGGTGAGCAACACCAATGTCT